CTAAACCCATTACATCAATCCGTTACCTGGTGCATCACCAAATTCAGCACCTTGTTCTTGAAAAAATACAATATCTCTACCACTTATCCTACCACCTACAGAAACACTTACATTTGAGTTAGCAACCATAGAACCAGCAGGTCCTGTCATCATATCATTTACAGGTATCGGATTGGTTGTTGCCAATACAGAATCTCTTGGGTTTAAACTAAATGCACCAGCAGGACCAGACATATGAGTTATTCCACCAGGACCTGATTTAAAGTCATTTACATTTTTTGCCCTTCCCATTAAACCTACAGCACCAGCAAGGGCAGCACCAGCCAAAGGAATTGCTAAAGGTCCTAAAGCAGCTATTGATGTTAAAAATCCAGAAGTAAATAATTTTAAATTAACTCCTATACCTATAGCACTTTTTGCAGCCATAGCAGCCATTGTAGTTCCCACAATCGGAGCTAAAGCATTCATTTCGTGTAGAGCACCTACAATTGAAGTAAGTGGTGATAAGAAAAGATTTAAACTTGAAGTTATGGCCATTAAAACTGGTCCTAATGAATTAGTTAAAGTAACTGCTAAAGTAGCAAATTGTCCTGCTAATTTAGATATCTGTGATATACCCTCTTCACCTAATAAATCCTCAAAATTACCAGCTGCCATAGCACCACTTAGAGATAGTTTATCACTCTGACCAACTAACTTTGCCATCTCTCCAACTGAAACTCCTATTGAAGCAGCAAGGGCTTGTCTTTGTGGAAGAAGTAGACTATTAAATTCTTCTTCAGAACCAACTTGTTTTACAACCTCTTCCATGGCACCAGCGATATCGTTGTTAAGAGCTAATTCTCTTGCCTTTTGAAGATTGAGTTGTCTACCTAATAAAACTGAAGCTTCTACCTCTTTAGCTATAGAATTTTCAAAGTCTAACAACCCTTCTGCTATTTTAGCAGTTGTATCAAGGTTTAAACCAAGTTTTCTAGCTTGAATAGCAGCTTCTGCTATATTGTCTCCACCATCTTTTGTAAATAAAGCAACGGTTTCGGCTGAACCAGCTATGTCCCTAAGAACAGCTGACGGAGCAACTCCGTTTTGTCTAGCTAACTGAAAAGCTCCTTCAGCAAGTGATTCAGCTTGTTCTGCCGATAGATTTGCTGTTTGAGTTAATGTTCCAAATAGGTTAGCACTTTCATCAGCAGATAATCCTATGGCTTTACTTGTATCAAATACTTTACCTGATAATTTACTAGCATCTTCTAAAGACATCCCAAAGTTTGATGCCAATGTATTTGTTATACTCGCAACATCTTGAATGTTTCCACCAAGTCTTGTTGCTTCTATTTGTGAATTTAATAAATTGCCAGTGATGTCTTTTCCAAGAACATTTAAACTTCCAAACTGCTGACCAATAGTATCTAATGTTTCTCCAAACTTTTTAGCCATAGCCACAGAAGCACCAATAATAGCACTAACCGAAAGAGCACTCTTTATCCCTTCAGTAACATCTTTTATTTTCTTTTCTACATTTAACTGTAAAAGACGAGCTTTAGAACTAGCAAGAGTTGTTTGGTGAATTTCTTTTTTAATTCTTTTATCACCAGCATTAGATTTTGCTATTTTTGCCTGAGAATTAGCTATGTCTTGTTGAGCATTTGCTATCTTACTATCTAAATCTAAATTTTCTTTTTCTTCACTATTTATCCTTTGTAATATTTTAGCTCTATCCTGTACTGCTTCGTTTAATTTACCTTGAGCTCTTAAATTGGATTGTAATAGAGTTCCTAACTGTTTAGTTAAACCAATTTCAGATGCCATGGCTTCATTAGCTATTTTTCTAGCTTGTGCTTTTTTGATTGGATCTTCAGCCACTATTATACCTTATACTTTTTTACTTTGATTGGTTTTGCTTTAGGATTTGTCTTTTTTAACTCAGCGTTTGCTAGTCTCTCAAATTCAGATAAAGCACTATTTAAATCACCTACTGCTTTATTGAATTTAGAACTTCTTTTTAAGACAGGCTTTGTTATTAACTTTTTGATTATAGAATCAATCAACCCTTCTTTTAATATATTTTTATCGCTCATATAAGACATGTTACATTTCCTCTGATATAGTAATAAATATAAAGAAAAGAGTTATTTAGGGGAAAATCTACGAGGAATTGTTGATTGTTGTTTTGGTTGAGCAGCATCCACCTGTTCCTTTTCTTTCTTTTTTAAATCCATAAATTCTCGGAGATAAAAGTTCTTTAAATGAACAGGCATATCATACACATCACCAAATGAAAAACCTGGCGTTCCGTAGATAAAATAAAAAATAGATTGGTGTATATCTAATTTGTCATTAGGAGTTAGGCCAAAAAAACCCAACAGTAAGCGGAATTGACACGCTAACTGTTTCACCCCCTATTTCTATTTCTGATGTCAAATCAATATCAGGAGAAATACTTTGTATGTAATTTCTCAATGCTACAGAATCACGAGCTAACATATTCTGTGAAAATGAATTTATTGTTTCTGGTTTATTATCACCATCTACCTCTGTAATAGTATATCTCAATCTAGTTGTAATATCACTAGAGTATCCAAACTTAGCAGATTGTTTTAAATCTTTTTCTATTAAAGCTTCTTCTTTACCAGTCAATAATTTAAACTTAATTTTATTCTTACCAATCTCGGTAGTGTAATCAAATGAGTTATCTGTATAATCAACACCATCAGGTAAAGTTTTAAAAGGACAAGTAGTAAGGTCAAATGTATGTTCTACTTTCTGTTCGGGATCATTTGGGTTTGTTACCTCAGCAGTATATTCAGGACCATATGCAAGGATACGAGAAGCAACCAATACAGCATTTTTATCTCCTAATACCAAACTGGCTTGATTTACACCCTTTGTAACAATCAAACTATCTAGTAGTTTATCAATAACCACACCTTTCTTAATAAGGTTTTCCGACATAAGGATGTCTTCTTCTTTTGTGGTCATATATTTTAATTCAATTTTACCTTCAGCAAGTGGTGAGTCTTTTGGATATACTTTTCCACTAGATGGTAAATCAATAACTTCCGTAGGGAACTTATGTTCTGACATTTATAACTCCTTGTTGTATTTAGTACAACTTTTCTTTAGAATTCAAGTATAGCGTAATCGTATCTTAATGTTAGTGTTATTTCTACAGGCTCTGAAGAACTAAAGTCCAAGTCACCGAAACTAGCGTCTTGAATCATAGTTCCATAAAGTGTCCATTTTTCAACAATATCACCGACAGGTCCTAATACATTAAAAGTAACATTTTTCTTGTAAAAATCTTGATACCCATCACGACCAGTAGCACTTTCATGATGAAGTCTAACCCACTCAATAACAGCAGAAGCAGCAGATGGTACAATCGGGTCATACATTGTAACCTGTAATGTCTGCCATCTTCCTTTACCCTTAACATACTTTGTTATATTCATATGTTCTAAAGCAACCTCATCAAAAGTTATTTGAGGTCTTTGTGCTGTTTTTATAGTAAAGGCAGGTATACCACCAATTTCCATGATAAACCGATTTTTTAACTTCGGTTCATATGGTGTATAAAATATCTTATTTGCTTCTAAAAGTTCGGCCATTATTTATCTCCTATAATAATAAATATCACTTTCCCAAAAATCTATTCAGGAAAAGCAGCTCCGGTTGGTTGTACTACAAAGTCTAATACAATAAATTCAGCAGTTTTTGTAGGTTGAATAAATATCTGACCTACCAACTGATTTCTATCAATGGTTTCTGGTGTATTGTTTGAATCATCCATTACAACACGGAAAGCATTCAATCCACTATTAGCTTGAACTTGTTCCATATAAGGATTAACAACATTTAAAAACTGATTTCTTAAATCACTTGTATTCTGTTCAAAGAGTAAACCTCTTGAAGAACTTGCAACAAATGTTTTTAAGTTAATTAACAATCTTCTTACATTTACTCGGTCAAGAGCAGAAGCTTTCTTCTGTGTTGTCTTCTGTCCAAAGACAGTAACACCTTGTCCAGGAAATGTAGCAATCGGATTGACATTTGATTCATAAAGGTCATC